TAGAGTACGGAGTAAGAGTAGCTGTACCAAGTTCGATATTTGACGAATCGTATTTAGTTGCCAAGGCGGTTTTATCTACTTTAACAAGCAGAGCGTTGTAAATTGCTCCGCTTGTGAGATAACACGGGCTGTTATTTTTGGGTTCGCTGTCGAACGGCATTGAATCGAGCTTTCGGGCAATACTCTTGTCTGTTTTATCAAGCCTTGCCCCAAGTGAATTAGAACTGCCTCTTGCCGTGGCTATTTCGGTTTCAAGTGCAATTGCTCCGTTTGTAGCCTGTTCAATTCCATCATCCATATGGTTGAGGTTGTCGGCATTGAGGGGCGGAGCAGAGCCGTTCACAAAGACAATTTTATTGTATTTGTTCATTTTCTTTTACTTCCTTTCCTAATCGTTTTTCGCCCTTTGATGTGAGGGCAGTTATAAATCCGTCCATTTTCTTATTGAACACAAATGTTTCGATTGTCGGCAAATCTTCAAACGGAGTTTTAATTGTGTACTTATCGCCTGCCTCAAGCCACCAATACGAAAACAGCTTAATTTTTGTCGGGCGATATTTATATACATCACCAAAAAAATTAACAGAATTATATTTTGTGCCGATATCACTTGCTGTTGTTCTGCACCTCATCAAAATGTTATCGGAAACATACCACGAAAAATCGTTACTGTTGCCATACAAAAACGCTTTTTTATCAGCAAACTTAGCACTGTACATACGGATAGGCTCAAGTTCGTAATCTTCAAAGGATAAATCTTTGTACGAATCGATTGTTTCAACGGAAGATTGAGAATACAGCCTTTTAAAACGCATTTTTCCGTCGGCATCTATAACGGCAAAGCTCAAAGTTAATTCTGCATAAGCTTGGATTAAATCTGACAAGGTAATGTCCTTTATAACCTTTTCCACGCAGGTATCATCAAATTTCAGCGGTACACTGAAGACAGATAAGCTCGGCGGTGAAACCCCTGTAATTGCATAATCTTTGGCAAATTCTGCGATTATTGAATAAAAGCTCTTAAAATTATCGTCTTTTTGATAGTGCGCATAACCATAAGCAAAACTGCCATCCTCGTTCTCTTTGCCTGCAAACCACAAAGACACATCCGTCTTTGACATATCATAAAAAGCGTCATAGGCTGTGATTTTGACGATGTTACGCTGTTTTTTATCTCTTTGAGCCAACTGAATTTTACCGTAGAAAACAGGACATTCAACCGTTCCTGTTTCGGCAGGACAAATAAGAGTATTTGACGGGTACAAATCATCTGACGGATACAGCTCCGATTCAAGATATGTTGCCGTTATGATGACCTGTACCGTCTTTCCTATCAAAGCCGAGCAATCATAATCAATGAGTTTCACGCTCATTTCAGAGGCTATGCAACCGCCGAATTTCAATTCTTTTTCAACGATTTCATTTTCAAGCGAAAAGCTGTCAAGCACGATACTTTCACCTGTTATATCCTCAAAACTGCCGTCGGGGAAATGCAGGGCAACGGTGTTGTAAAGTGTGTTTGTTTTCAGCTTATCAGCAATTTCTTTAGATACAAGCATTTTTAAGAATCACCCCTTAATACTCAATCAGCTCAACCGTAATCGGCTGATAGGTTATATCACTTTTTTCGGCATTCATTACGGTATATTCAATATCAGGAATATAAAAATAAGAGGTGTAATAGCTGTTCGTTTCATCGTTCCAATAAGTTACCCTGCACTTTCTCTGTAACTTATTCGCCATTGAGAGGTTGATAATCGACTGAAAATCAATCTTTTCGTCAAGATGAAGAATGTGAGTTGAAAACGAAATTTTTGTTTTGTAATTTGGCAGCGTTGCCCTTTGAAGCGTACCGTTCTGATCTCGTTCCGCAGAAGTTTCAAGTCGCTGATTCGGAGTTGACGAAAATGCGCTAATGTACTTATTCGGCATTATGTTGTTGCCGAATTTAAGCAAATAGCCGTTATAATTTGACATATCATTCCCCCTTTACGCAAATGCGGATTTACCGTTGTGTCTGCGTCTGTAAAGCTCATCCTGCCTTATCATTTCTTCAAAAAGCGTTGAACCCTCAAGCTCGGCAGTAAACGAATAAGTGTTGCCGCCGTTATTGCGAAAGATAATGAACATTTCATAAATGCGTTTAAGCAGGTCAAGAATTTGTGTGAGAATCACGGTATCCTGACCGCCCGAATTGTCGAGCATACCCTGCAACTTGTTGAGCGGAGAAATAACCTCAGGATTGCCGCTGTTAGCACCTGCGTTATCGCCGACAACCGCAAGTGTCGGAGCTTTAACAATACCGCCTTTTGCAAATTTTCGTGCCGGTGATTCCGTGGGTTCTTCAAATCTCGGAATGAGAGGCGGATTTTCAGGCATTGAAAAACTCCAATCCTGTCCAAAAGCCGCTCCGATAATACCGGCTAATCCGCCGATTGAATTAACAACGCCCGAAACAAAGTTATAAATACCCGTCCACAACGCATTTATGCCGTCAATGATTGCGTTTATAATGAACTTAAACACGGCACAAATGCCGTCCCAAATACCTTTGAAGAAGTCATAGATGCCCTGCCATGCTTTGTTCCAATCGCCTGAGAAAACACCTGTGATGAAGTCAAGAAGACCGCCGAATGTTTTCTGTATAGAGGTAACCAACTCACCGATAAATGTAAACACATTATCAAACACTCTTTTTACGGCATTGAAAACATTCTGAAATATAGGTCCCCAAAAGCTGACAAGCCAGTTTACAAACGGTGACAGGAAGTTATTCCACACGGTTGAAACACAGTCTGCAACCTTGCCGAAGAAATTTATTGCACCCTCAAAAACAGGCTTCAGCCAGTTTTCCCAAGCTGACTTTACGATTGCTACGATAAAATCCCACGCAGGCTTAATCCATTGATTGTAAACATTCATCAGGGTTGTGCCGATGTTGGTAAACATATTGCAGATATTCTGAAAAATCTGCTGTCCGTTGCCGTTCCACCAATTACTGATAATTGTTCCGATATCTCCGAAAATTTGACCGATAAAGTTAAACACATCTGCAAACTGCAATTGTAAATTTTCAAGAAATTCTGTGATTGTTGCACCGTCATTTTCAGTCCATTCAACAAGGCTTTCGGTTGCGATTGAAAACGCACCCGAAACAACTTCGCCGACTGAACCCGCAAAGGTTGTAAGACCGCTTAAAAGATTGGAAATTGATTCTTCCATTTGAGGGCGAACATTGTCAATTGCATTGCCTGCAAGTGTACCGAAATTATCAAAAAAGATTGAAAGGTTGTTATAACCGTTTGTAAGATTGTTGCCTATGGTGTCGATAAAGCCGATAATCTTTTCCCTGTCTTTTGAAATCCACTTTGCAACACCGCCTGAAATGGTCTGAAACGACTTTCCGCCGATTGTCGCAACCGCTCCGAATGCAGAGCCGATTGCCCCGAGTTTTGCAGAACCGACCTTTTGCATTGTGCCGAATGCCTTTTGAACTATGGGAACAGCATTATCAAAAACGGTCTTGCAGTTCTTGCCTATAGCTGACCAATCAACCTTGTTAATACCTTTCTGTACATTCTCGACAAAGCCTTTGAATCCGCTTTTTTCGTATAGATTTTTGAATGCCCCCGAAAGGTTTTTGCTTGTGTCCTTGACAACATTCTTTGCAACAGCTCCGCCCGATGAGCTTTTTGATGAGGAGGTATCTGACTTTGAAGATGAGCCGTCAGAGCTTGAAAGCACATTCAGCTTATCAAAGCCCGCAACACTTCTCTTTGCTTTTTCGGAACTTTTCTGAACATTATCAAGTGACTTTGAACTGTCATCTGCCGTATCCGTAAGGCTTTTGGCAGAATCGGACGCAGATTTGATATTGCTTGCGGTGTTGTTGCCTGTATCCCAGCCGAAGACCTTTGAAAGCGATTCAACCGCACCTTTGGCATATTCCGTTAAAATCGCAAGTGCGGAACTCAACCGCTTTACAACCTGAGTTGCCACCTGAAGAATAGGCTGACCGACTACGGCAAGGAGCTGTTTCCAACTTTCTCTGAGGTTGCCTGTTACATTCTCCCAACCGTCTGCTTCACGGCTTGCCTGTCCCATAGCACCCGAAAGCTGATTAGCGTCCTTGACCATTTGCAAAAGCGTGAGCTGTTTCTGCGATTCCGACAAATCCGTAAATGACTTGCCATACAGCTTATTAGCCGCCGCATTTCGTGTGGTTTCAGTACAGGACAAACCGAGTGCGGCATCATTTTCAAAGTTGCCTTTCAAGAACGATTTCAGGCTTTCTGCGGTGTCTTCAAGCGAACGGTCGTAATATGCGGCACTATCGGCTGTTACCTGTAAAGCCTCCTGCATCATACCCAAAGCACTTGAACTGTCCATACCCGTAGTTTTTGCAAAAGCATAAATGCTTGTGCCGACACCCTGTAATCGGGTTTCAAGAATACCGCTTTGATCGGCAACGCTCTTAATGGCTGATTCTGCCTGTGACTGCATTGTGCCGAATGTCTGCTCAAACTGCGAATTTGCCGCATTGACTTCCGCAGCCGATTCAATGCACTGCTGACCGAACTCCTTGATTTTGGCAACGGAAAAGGCGGCAACCACAGCCACACCGATTTTCTTAAACGAAGATGAAACCGAATTGCTTAATTGCTCACCGCTACTTTTGATATTTGAAAACTCTTTATCGGTTTTCTGAGAAACACCCTCTGCAACCTTTGAAAAGGACTGTTTCATATCAGTGCTTACATTTTCAAAATCTTTTGAAAGACTTGAAAACGCCGAATCAAACTTTTTTGTAATTGAATCGGAAATCTTATGCAATGTTTTGGAAATATCATCACCCGTAAGCCTGACATCAAGCTCAATTTCACCCGCCTTTGTCGCCATATTCACCACTTCCTTTCATTTTAGATTTTTTAAAAACAGGCATAAAAACAGCGCGCACCGCTATGATGTACGCTTAAAAATTTTGCAAAAGAACAGCCACCCCATTTGGAGTGGCTTTTTGTTTTAGTTGTTGAGTTCGTAGTATTTGATGTCGATTTTCGGAAGTGACACATTGTTGCCCATTACGGTTTCATATGTATAGTCGCCGTCACAAGTTCCCCAGAATGTGATTACATCATCTTCAAGGAGTTTGTCCGCACCGTCAGGAATTTCTACAGTTGCGTAGATTGTATCAGTCCACAATGGTTCATCAAGATACTCATTTTCTTCTTTGGTTATATTGATTCTCAGGTCAACCGAATCGCCCCAGCCTTCCTGAACCTGAATAATCTGACCTTCAAACTTGTAGTCATTACCTTTGTACTTGTCAGGGTTTCTTGAAAGAGTTTTAAAGTCGACTGTTTTGCAACCGTCTTTAAATTCTTTTTCAACCTTCTTCGGGTCTTTAGTAGGCTTTTCTGTTGCAACTTCTTTTGTGGTCGGTGCTTCTGTCGCTTTTTCAGTTGCTTTTTCTGAACTCTGATTTGCAACAGTAGTTTCCTGCTTTGATTTGTTTGAACCGCTGTTACCGTTAATTGCACCGTTTACACCGCCAACAATCATAATAGCAACAACGATAATAACCCAAAAATACCAACGCTTGTAAATTTTCTTCTTTGCATTTGCAGGATTTACGGTTGCCGAGGTTGAATCGTTTCCGCCAAATCCTGCACCGCACTTGTCGCAAAATTTTGCATCGTCCTTTAATTCGTTTCCGCAATGTGGACATTTCATAAACATACACTCTCCTTAATAAATTTGTTAGTGTATGTTACATTTTATCACTATATATTAACATTGTCAAGAATTTTGTAGATACAGCGAAAATTATGTACAAATTTACAGATTAGCGAAGAAGTTTTGAAATTCTGCAAGAACGGTGTTCATATCTTCGTCTGAATAGTGCTTTACATTCCTTGACCGCCATTTGTTGCGGATTTTATGCTGTGACGAAGTAAAGTTTTTCAAGACTTCTTTGTCGGTTTCAAGGCGAATTTGAACCGTTCTTGCAAGCGGTGTTTCGGGTCCTAAGCCTTGCAGAAGTGAGCAGAACTCATTCCAACTCATTTTAGCAAAGTCCTTTGAATAAATGCTGACCCCGTACTCCGAGCGAAAGCTCGACACGATTAAATCAAAGTCATCAATCAGGTCGTAGCCGGGGTCTGAGCTTCCCCCTCGTCAGTCAAATCGCCTGTTGCAATTTTGGCAGATTCGCTGATAAGGGCGTTGAAATCGTGCATATTCAGCTTTAACTTTTCAATCTTTTCTCTCTCGGATTCATCAAAAAGAAGATGATACATTTCGATAACATCTTTACTTTTACCGTTGCCGTCCTCAAAAAGTGCCGCAACTTTGAGCATTGAAACTGCGTCATTGTTGATTGCAAGGTCAACATTTTTAACTCTGACACTCGGCTTTTCCTCAAAATTAAGCTTGTCTGTAATATCAATTAACTTTGACATAATCGTTCATTCCTTTCGTTTTTTAAGCGGCTGCTGTATATACGGGTTTGCCGTTTGACATAACTTCAAATTCAAGCGGAGCAACACCCGTACTTGCGCCTGCACCGTTTGATGTAACGGATACAACTGCATTTTTAAAGAGGACGGTTGCACCGTTAGGGAAGGTCCACATAAACGAAACTTCTGTCTTTCTGCCGTTTTCAAATGCAAGGGCGGCAATCTGGTCATTGCCTGCGTCACCGATTGTACGCTTGCCCTTTACCGAAATTGTGATTGACTTTGCTGTCATAAGCCTTGACTTCCAGCCCTCGTTTTCAAAGGCTGTCCATTCCTCGACACCGTTGTCAAATGCAACAGAAAATTCTTCGCAGTTAGCAATATTTGTCGTGGCGGATTCTGTTTCTGCCTTGCCAACCGCAAACTGATTTTCATAGCACGGGAATACTCCCGATTCAACTTTTGCCATAAAATTACTTCCTTTCGTAATAAAATTTAACTTCAATGACCTGCTCATACACACCCTTGTCGTCTGTTCCCACATCAACGGGTTCTTCCGTGAGCAGTTCGATTATATAGATTTTGTGTTCCTTAATTTCAACATTTTTAATGCCGTAAAGCGTTTCGTAAAGTCTGCGTGCAAACTCCTCGGTTTCTCTTGCGTTGTCGGTGTAATGGATAAGCAAAGACACGCTTATTGTATCGTAGGTGCTTTCACCGCCGATTGCCCTTGTGGGTGTTCCCGACTGCTTTAATGAATACACACCGATTGACCTGTCCTGCTTGTTGTCAAGCTTGCCAATGTAATAATGCTCGGCTGAGGTAACGCTTTTGAGCCAATCTCTGATGTCCGATAAGTAAATCAAAGTCCTGTATTTCTCCTATATATTTTAGTGAATGTTTGACTGCAAAAATTCTGCCGTGTACCGCCCTCAAGCCACTGTGCAAACCATTTACCGCCGGCGGCAATGTTTTCCTTACGGCTGAAATTATACTCGGGATGAAAATACAACCGCCTTGCATACGGAGTGCTTGACACAATTTTAACTACCCCATTTGCACTTTGTGAATAATCAACAGCGGTACTATCGTTTTGAAGTATGCTTGTATCAAACGGCATTACCTGCGTGTTTTTCACCTGTGTAAGAAGTGCGTTACCTGTCTGTTCAAGAGCCTGTTGCTTTGCCTTGTCAAGCTGTTTTACAACAGGCATATTGAGTTTGATTTTTGATGATACCGAAAATCCCATTAAATCACATCCAATTCCGTAAAATTAACTTTGCCGTCGGGGTTGCGGTGTTTTGTACCCTGTACGATGTTTCGTTTTACGCCGTCAAGGATTACAAAGCCACCGCTTAAAGTGGGGCTGTCGGGAGCAATGTCGCCGTCAAAAAGCAAGACAGCCGACACCTGAACAATTTTCTGCTCTTTGGTAAAGACCGTCTTTGCCTTTGACTGCATATTACACAAGGCAGAGCCACCGTGCAGGGTTGCTGACGGGTACAAGCTGTCGGAGGGATACAGATTTTTGCATTCAAACACGGTCAGGGGTGCTCCGTCTTCGGTAACACCCTCACCGTAGATTGTGACTTCGACAGGAGTTTTGCAAAACTGCTTTTTCACAAGTGACGGAAATTTCACGGTTTTCACGCACCTTTCAGATTGCAGGATAACAAAGTCCTGTTGATTTTAGCAACGCATAGAGGTCGGCAGGAATTGCCACTCCGCTGATACACATTAAATTCCAGCTTGCGCCAAATTCCATTGATGTGCCGTTGATTGAATAGCTTTTCAGATAGGAAGAAATCATATCGGCATTTTCTTCTTCAAAAGCAGTAAGTCTGCTATGCACTCTGCTGATGATTCTCTTCTGCATTTCCGAAAGTTTTTCAAAATCAATGCGGTTAAAAGTCAGAACATCAATGTGTTCGGCAGAGATAACGCTGTTCTCATCTCCGCCCTGCTGTTCAATGTAATCGGCATACATAGATTTACTCCTTTGTGTCTGACTTGGTACTCTCTTTAAGTTTTTTGTTTTCGGCTTTGAGCTTTGAATTTTCTTTCTTCAAAGTATTGTAATCATCAACAGAAATTCTCTTGCCTAATCCATATTCTTTGATTTTGCCGTTGTCATCCTGAATATCATAACCACGGGATACATAAGTCTTAGCTTCCTCGTCTGTGTTGACTGTATATGACTTATTGTCTTTGATTGCTTTCATTTTTTCTCACCTCGCTTTAAGCCTCGGCATGAATGATTACGCCCTGCTTCATAAGTTCGTCAATGGCAAAAGTACCATTAACTTTTCTGTTCTGATATATATAATTATCAGCTGTTCGGCTGTCAGAACCCGGAGTATAGACATTGATATATGAATACTTAACTCTTGACACCTGTGCTTCCGGGTCAATAAGAATATAGTCAATCTGCTTAGCTGAGCTGTCAGCAACACAACCGTTTGTAAAATCAAACAAAGACTTCATTCTTGAGCTTGGCACTTCTACAATCTTATCAATATCATCAACGGAACGAACACGGCGGTCAATGCCCTTTGCGGAACTGATTTCAAGTGTTCTCTGAATACCCTCTGCATTCTTCAAAAGCTTTTTGTACTGTGGTGTCGCATAAAGAATAACCCTGTCGAGCGGTACACCCGCTTCGGCAAAAGCCTCAAGGTTATCGTCAAAATCTGCAAGCACATTCGCCGCAGTTAATGCAGTAGTTTTTACTGTTGCACCAACTCGCTTAGCCTCTGTATAAAGCTTGCTGTAAGTATAACAGTCGAGTTCAGGGATAGCCTGTGTTTTTTCAAAGCGTGTCTGAATATTTGCGATAGTCACTACCATATTTGTTTCGTCAACATCAATAGGGTCGATAGCAAACTCAATATCTCTGTCGTGGTCAAGGGTTTTGGTTTCGTAACCGTTTGAATATGTACCCAAATTAAAACCGCCTGCACCTCGTGTATGGTCTTTATAACCGCTGACCGAGAGTTTCGGAATTTTAATATCCTTACCGTTGATAATCTGAATGTCAGAGTTTGAGTGGTAAAGGTCATCACAAGTAAGGGCTTGACCGTACAATTCTCTTAAAACATTACTGAAAATAGTTGCGTATTCTAATACTGCCATAATTATTTACCTCTTTTCTTACTTTTTCGATTTGATGCCGAAAATTCCTCTTAAGGCATCTTCTGTTAAATTTTTGTTGCCGTTGCCGTCACCGCCGATTTTCTTAACTCCTGTGCCGTTCTCGGCAGGTTTGCCCTTGAGTGCGGGGATATCATCAAGCACCTTTTTAACAGCCTCTGTCAGCTTTTCCGCATTGACCTTGCCGTCTGTCACAGCCTTTGAAAAGTCTGCAATTTTAAGCACATACGGAACGGTTGCAATGTCAACGCCCTGTTTTACGGCTTCGAGGGTTGCCGATTGGTTGACTTCTGCCATAAGTTTTGCGTTGTTTGCGGATTCAACTTCCGACTGCATTTTTGCAAAGTCGGGAGTGTTCTTGGCTTTCTGCTTTTTAAAAGCACCGATAGCCTCTTTCATCTCATCGGCTGACAATCCCTGCTCCTTAAAATATGACTTCAAAACGGTGTCCTCTGTCACGCTCTGTTTGCCTGTAATAAGGCTTGCGAGCTTGTCATAATCAAAGGCAGGAGCGTTTCCCTGCGGTGTTCCCTGCGGTGCAGGTGTCGGTTCATTGGGGGTTGGTGTTGAATTTGGTTCTGCCATTTTTTCATATCCTTTCAGTTTTTCGGGTGTCTCCCGTAATCAGTTTATAGAGTGTCTCTCTGTTTCAGTTTTGCACGGTGTCTCCCGTAGTTTAATGTCTTCGGACAATAAAAAAGCACCTTACATATTCGTAAAGTGCTTAATCTGCTTTTTCTGTTTTTTCTGTTTTAACTGCTTTGGCTCTCGGCTTTTTGGGAGCGTCAGACTTGACCTCTTCTGCAAAACCGCCGTCAATGAGTTCCTTTGCTCTCTGCTCGGAACATTCAAAAACTTCATTCACAGGTCGGGTTACATAGCCGTTCTGCCTGTCATTAAATGCTGTTGTTACTCTGATTTTCATTCTGTCACCACCTTTTCAATATTTTAAACTGGTCGATTTCGACCGGTTTAAATGCAATAAAAAAGCACTCTGATTTCTCAAAGTGCTGATTTGATGTGTTAAATTTTGTTACGGCAAGTTGCAGGCAAGTTAAATAATGCCGTAAACAAGCCGTTTTCCTTACTCTGAACATATTCTCGGCAAGTTAAACAACAAAACCGCCCTTTTTACGGAGCGGTTAGATTATGCCACTATCTTTTAGATATTGCATTTTTTGTTTCTCTCTAAGCTTACTGTAAAGTGCTTCAGCATCTTTAGCTTCTTGTGGAGCATCTTCACGCAAAGTGACATTTAAACCATTTGTTACAAGGTACGGCTTAAACGCATTCCATAGAGATTTTTGTTCTTCAGTTTGTATCAATCTCATACTATCATCACCCTAAAAGTTTGCTGACTCTGTACTCGTTATACACTTCATCCATAGCTTTATCTTTTAAGCATTCAAAAGCATACTCACTTATATCCTCTATATTATAACCGTTATTTATCAATTTTTCAACCTTTGGAGCATAAATTTTATTAAGGTAATCGCAATATTCAAAATAATCGTTAATACCTCCGAATTTTGCTCTGTAATTTTTAGCGTCTTGCCAATGAATCAGTTCGTGCAGAATTGTACTCAATCCGTCTTGCGGACAAGCCAAGTTTTCTTGTAAGCCTGACAAATCACTTGTTGAAAAGTATGCTGAATTGACATTTAGAACATTCTGCATTGGCATATATGAAGCAATAGCATTTACTCGCATTTCTTCGGGAGTGACAATACAAATTTCAGGCTTTCCGCTTGTTTTAACCTCTCCAAGCATATCAAACGCTTTTCTCACTTGCATATCAAAATTATGAAGTTCTTTTCGTTTTAGCTTTACCTTATCTGAAATATAAACATTGTCACACAATGTATTTGCCTTGCGGGTATCAATTGTAATTGTTTTGCCCTCAATTTTGCGTTCAAAAGTTTTTGATATATCTTCCTTAAAAACAGGTCTGTAATATTTTTGTTCATCAGTCTTCAAAGAAAATTGTTTCACCTTTTCTTCAAGCGTATTCGCCCTATCGTGCCACTCATCGGCTCGGGTTTGGGCAATGCGTTTATTGTCCTCATCAAGGCTGTATTCGGCACGGCGGTCAAAGCGTTCTGCCTGTCGCTGTGCATACTGCTGTTTTTCCTCAATTCCTCGCTGACGGTCAAGCTCTTTGATTTCATCTTCAGACAACGGTGCGTCCAAATCATCAAGTTCGGGATAATATGTACTTGTGCTGTCCTTACATCTCGGATGAAACAAACCGTTCTTGATTGCGGTTGAGAGAAGCGGATAGTTTCCGTCTGACTTTTTGCCGTTTGAATAAACATCGTCAATAAACACCTTGCTGATATATTTTGCACAATCAGGGCAACCGCCCTGTCTTGAGTTCACAACAACGAGGGATACTCCCCATTCGGCTCGCTTTTCGCCCTCACCACGCAGATAGGCTCTTTTGTTGGCTGTTTTAACCGCCATATCTGCATAATCCGAGAGCGTGTGCCTTGCACCGTTTTTGTATTCCACACAATTAAGACCTGCGTTGAGCATATCTTTGCAGGCGATATCAACGGCTTTTTCGTATGTAACCGCACCCGTGTTCATTGCAACCTGTGCGTTAAAAATCGCCTTGCGGTACTTGTCGTTGCTCATACGCAAAACTGCCGTTTCTGCCCTTTTTAAATCGTCTGTGGTCGATTTTATGAGTGCGTCAAGTTTACGGTCATTCACCTTAAAAAACTCGGCTGTGCTGTGTGCTGACGGCTTTTTCGGGGCTTTGAAACCGTCCTTGACAGCTTCAAGAATTTCTGCCTCCTGACTTGCATTTCCGTCAGCTTTGGCGGTGCGAATCATCTCTTCAACCTTGCCGTTAATGGTTTTGAAACGCTTGCCAAATTTCTTTGCGTTGTGCTTACGGTACTCTTCAAGACTTTTGAGCTGTTCAGCCTGCCATTGTGTCCAGTTGTAACCCTCTTTGGTTTCTTCGGCTCTGTGACGGCTGAAATTTCTCATCATGCTGTCAATCAGTTCATCTTCGATTTTTTCAAAGGCTTCTCTGATATTGTAATCACTCATTGTTTACCTGTGTATCATTCTGTTCGGGATTGCTTTCGGTTTTTTCTGCATTATTTTCCGCATTTTCTTCATCATCTGCGTTATTGTCAGGTTCTTCTGTGTCGGTAAGGTCCACATCGTCAAGCTCCGATTTTTCTTCTTCGCCTGCAATGCCCTGTTCTTCCTTAATTCTCTGCACCTCTTCGGCTTTCCAATCCTCCGACTTGCTGTCGCCGTAAAGCTCGTCAACCGAGGTTTCAACTGACATCAAACCGCCCTGTCTTGCTTTTGACACAGTTTCAACCTGACTTTCAAAGCTCGGATTTGCATATTCGCCGAAGTTTACGGATACTTCCAAGCCCTCAACAATACCCTTGCCATTAAGTTCACCGTCTGCATTGAGTACAACTGCAACAAGGCTTTGAAGTGCGTTCTGCGTAATTTTCACAAGGTTCTGCCTTGTGTAAAGGGTTGTCTTTTCCTTTTCACGCTGAGCGTCTGCATTATCAAGCTTCTTCGTGTCAATGCCGAGAGTTGACGGCGATATAATGCCCTGTAAGCAGAGGTCGAGGGCAGTAATGTATGAACTCAAATAGCTTTCGTGCTGAATCTGCGGACTTTCGGTGTAAATTCTGTTGCCGTTGCCGTTTTCAGACATATCGTTGCCCACGGTGATAAATCGGTTGTCAAACGGATTTGGCGATATCGGCTGACAGGTTTCGGGATTTCTCGGAACAAGGCAATCAGGCACATACTGCTTTGTTCGGCAGGCTCTGAGTGCGTCCATCCACTGTGACCACACTTCATCAAGGCTGTCGAAAGCGTCTGTTTTTATGCCAATAATGCCCGCACCTCTGCCCTTGTGGCACGATTTGCCGTAAAGGACAGGTACAGCCCACATATATGATTCGTCAAATGTAACACCCTTTGAATCAATCCACGAAAGAGCGTCAACCGTGTGCAGGTCAATCTCTTTGCCGTTGTCATCGTACAAAGCATAGTGAATATAGCCGTAACCGTATGTTTCTTCAAAACGATAACGGCGGTGTTTTTGCGTGTAATCGGTGTAAAACTTAACCTCTCGGATTCTGCCACGCACATATGTAAAGTCGATGTTTTCGGCAGGATACCATTCAACAATCGGAACATCTGATACAGCCGTGTCAAAGCTGACCTTAAAAGCACCGTCACCAACAACACATAGGTCACGGAGCATTTGCTTAACCGTGTCAGACAGCTTGTTCTGCTTTTCAATATCTTCCCAACGCTCTGCATAAGCGGTTGAATTTTTACTTGTAACATCTGTGCCGTTGTAGTCGGCAATTACGATATTCACAAGCGTTTCGCAGATGAGTGCCGGCAAGCCCGTGTGTATTTTACGGATTTCAAGCCCCTTTGTGCTTTTTGCCGCCCAAAACATAGTTTTGTTTGTATCAATCTGCCTGTACAGCTCCGCAAGCTGTCTGCTGTTGCCCCAATACCAAATGCGATTGATAAAGCACTCGGTCAGATGATTGCTTGTTTCGGTAACGGTAATTGTTTTGTCGCTTGCAGGAGTAATCTGCAAAAAGTTTTTAATTCCCGATCTGATAGATTCAGCCATTCTGTTAATCAGCCCCATTTATTTCACTTCCAATAATATTTTTAAACGGCAGCCACGCATATTGACCGCTGTTAATGCAATGGTCGTGACCGTCCTCGGGTGTGTTGTCTTTATCCTCTCGCCAGCTGTAAATTTCAAACTCGGCAATCGTGTTTTTACAATGTTCAAGCACAAAATAACAGTCGTTGGCAAGCCAGCCGAGTACAAGATTGATTCGGTCAATAATCTTCGTTTTCTTCCATGCATTTGCAAAGTCATAGACACAGCCGTGCTGTCGCTTATACTTTTGAAATTCGGTAATAGTCGCTTGGTCGGCGCTGTCAATAAAAGCCGTGCGTGCAAAGCCCCATTCATCACGGTTGCGGTCAAGAAAATCAATAAAATTCTTCACCGTGTCACTCGGGGCAATAGGTGTTTGCATTTCAGCGTTGTTATAAACTCTTTCATCAAGCTGAACACACTTGCCGTGATTGGTAATGCCGTAAAATGTCATTGCGATAGTGTCAGGCGACTTCTGCGAATAGGCGGTATCAAGACCTGCGGTGAACTGAACAAAGTGTTCCGACTTGCGGTTACAGTTCAAAAACTTTCCTGCCCAGTCTTTTGATTTGATATGTCTTGCCCTCTCAAAATTCGGGAACACAAGACCTGTTGCTCTGCCTCGCAAACCTAAGATTTTATTTTTATAGAGCTTTGTACCTTTCGGTGCAGAGTTCTTTTTCTTTTCAATCTGTTCGGGCGTAAGACTTAAATTGTCGGCAAAAGAAAAGAACCAATACCGCCAATTCGGTACAGGTTCTTCGGTAAGCTCCGCCGTAATCTCGGGAGGAACATCGTTTTCATATTTTTTAAAAGGACGGGAGCGGTTGACAAACTCCTTATACACAGGCAGGCTCGGATCATCGGGATTCAGCGTTGCAAGAATATAGTCATTACGGGTTGACATCTCTCGGATAAACTCGATATCGGCGGTGTTGATTTCGTCAATATAAACGCACCCAAACTGCGCACCGAGAACCATTTCCCACTTATCCCGACTGCTGTAACCGAGAATATAGATAATTTTGTCCTCAAACTTGATATGCGGCAGCTTGTAATCCTTGTCGCCGTTACCACAATAGACAGCGTTGCGGTGCAAGTCGAGAATACCGTTGTCCTGTTGAATTATAGTTTCCTCAGCCTTGCCCGTAGTTTTGGCGGCAATTGCGTGAAGCTTCTTCGGCGACTGCGACACCATTCGCATAAACTTAACGCCTGCTCCGACGGTAGTTTTGCCGGACGCTGTAGTTCCTTCAAGAAATTCAGCCGACACATTTGTTGTGTTGATAAAGTCGATATACTTTTGTGACAACGGGAATTTGTTACTCACTCAGTCCCTCACCACCCAACTGTCTGAACACATCGGATAGCTTTTCGGACTGCTCAACCTTTGCGTCAACATTAAGTTTATCCTTGAAAAGGCTATATACTTTACCTAACAACTCGGCCGCTTTGTTTGCGTCGGATATTCTTGTTGGTATCGTTACTATCTCCGGCACTTCGCTTTTAATTGTATGTTTTCGCATTGTACCATTTTCATCAGGTTTGTATGTTGACTCTTCCTGACTGACTGTTACAACAACGCTTTCTTTCTTTTCACGTCTCATAACTGCAGTAAGGTATTTCAGAACCTCATCTTGCTGAGCAATTAGTTTTGATTCTTTTTCAGATAATCTTTTGTCTATATACTCCCTTATGTTGGGTTTTGCCAAGTTTTCACTTGCTATATTATTTGCGTTCTTTTTTGAATATCCTGCCCTTATTGCGGCTTGTGTTGCATTAAGGTCAACTAAATATTCATCGCAAAATCTTTGTTGCTTAGCTGTTAGCATAGCCATAATACAACACCGCCTTTCACGCTAACACAAAACCGCTCTCGTTTGAGAGCGGTCTGTGCGAATTTTTATCTTAGGAGAGTTCTACATATGTCCTGTTTGTCAAACTTTCATAATACCATTATACGCAGGGTAAGGGTGACATTCAATGACATTTCAAAATAATTTTACGAGAAATCGAACTTTTTTCGGAACGCCTGTAACGCTTCGCCGTGCAATCTCAGGGTATGCCTTACGCTCATTTCCATACTCTCGGCAATATCCTCCCACCTCTGACAATTTATGTAATACTCGGTCAAAATTGCAATGTAACGGTAATCGTCAAGTGCGTTGATTTTACTGCGGATTTCAGTTTTCAACCGCACAAGATTGTCAATTTCCCGATTGATTTCAGCCTGAAGGTCTGCAATCCTGTCAACAATCCGCATAGGGTCATTCACTCCCGATGTCTTAACAGGCTCATTCTGCTTAACTGATACCTGTGCAATATTCAGCCTAAGTTTTGACAGCTCGTGTTCTTTCGTTCTGATCAGCTTATCCGAAACCCTGACCGAATATAAATAATCTTTAACCGTCAATCCGTATCACGCTCCTGTTTCATTTTTGCACCGCAATAGGGACAATATGGATATAAATCGCTATCCTTGGAATCTAAGAATACATAATTATTACATTCTGAGCAATGATATTCAGTGTACCCTAAAGCATTTCCAGTTGATATCCACTTTCCATGTTTAACTCCTTGCATATTATGTATAGTTGCTTCGTTGGGTTTACTTCCGTCAACTTCGATAATATGCTTAACTGTTTCGACATTTCGTTTTGAATTAAAGTATATCGTGTTTACACTACCGTCTGCGAACGGTATATCCAAAGCATAATCACCGGATACCTCACGGATTTTTAATTCTTTTTCAATCATTGTTTTCACGCTCCTTTCTTTCAGCAATAAGATGTAAGCCTTTGTAACAATCATTACATATCTGGATTTTAATTTTTCTCTTTCTTTCAATAGGAATCACAATGCCACTACTACAGTCAGTATCCATCATCCCTAGATAGAATTCCTTCATTTTAACTGTGTACGGATCTGCGATAACTTTGTTACAACTATCACACCGATAAACTCTCATCACTCTTCACCGTCCTCAATAGGAATAGTCTGATTCCAGCACCTATAACAGCTAATATACAAGTCACCTTTTTTTGTTTTTGCACAACCCGAAACAACTCCTAATTTTTTTAGGCAAACCTTTGGTACTCCGTGATCAAGCTCTGCGTTCGGATAATTCTTCAAGAACTCCGTAAGAAATGTCTTTGGCGGATGTTCATCGCTCCACCGCTGAACAGCTTTGATTGCTTTTTCAGGATAATACATTTCAAATTCTGGACACGGTAAACCTTCACCGTTATTATTACTGCTCAAAGGACAGTTGCCACATTTAATTTCACACAGTCCGTTCTTTGTTCTTTTTGTCATCTTCAACTTTTCGTTGAAGTAGTTTGTAGTTTTCGTACAATCAATCATTTTCTTCACCTCTCAACGATTTGGCAATTCTTTGTTGATTCTTGCAGATAAGATCATTTATGTTACAAAATAAATAATATGTCAACCCTCTTATCTCTTCTATATCATCTGTGACCATAATGCGATTGAGTTCACCGTCAATCATATCACGGGTGTTATTGATTTCCTGTCTGAGTTTCATTTCTATCATTCTCCTTTAATTTTTCGGTTATTCTTTTGGTTAAGCCGTTTTCGTTGGTTAGGCATTCTAAGGCTTGGAGGGCATTGATTACGGTTTGCTCGTTGGTTTGGGACTGATACATCTTACGGACGAAGTCGGCGCTTTTCTTTACATTATCCATAATTCTTTGTGAGAGCATACGGTATTCGTCTGCGTCGTTTCTGTCACGCTTATACTCCGTTCTGAGCTTGTCCTGCCATTCAAGGCAGATGTTTATGTCCCAGCCTTTATGACGGTTGTTGTAGCCGACCTTTGCAAGCCTTGAAAAGTATTTGTATTCGGGCGGAGGAAAGGCTGAGTAATCAAGCTGACCGTCAATTGCTTTATCTTCAAGCTGTTCAAACACCTGTGGATTGTTAAAATCATATTTTTTCATATTACCTCCTGCGGAGGCTTGTGGTGGGTTTGGTGCGATTTTAAAGAACCCTTTCTATATATGTATTAGTTTATTTTTTCTTATACGAAAGGTTAGAAAAACCCGTAAACCCTCCTCAAGCTACCACACTAACAATCTTTATAAATTGAAATTCCATTGAAATAATTGAAATTTCTTCCCTTTACTTTTTCAAATCGTTTGGCAAGCTCGGTGCTGAATTTGGTATTTGACATACAATATTCGTTGTTATCCCCTGCCCAGCTTGTATAGGCGGCATAGAGCGTGCTTGCCTGAACCGAACCCTCTAACACACATCTGTCCTCGATAAAGGCGGAAATGACATCCATTTCACGCTTGTACTCTCTCACGCTCTGAAGAACGGCAGACGGCATTTTTAAGCCCTCTCTCTGCCACAGAATACAGCCGTCGATACACCATTTGAAAATTGCGGTCATTTCGGCTTTGAGCTTATGCGTAAGGTTCTTATCAACCTTATCCTCGGGAATCTGAACATTGAACGGTATCATATGTATTCTTCGCCATATGCCCGTGTCAGTGCCTCTGATAATCGGTTTATGGTTTGTCGCCATCCACAGCTTGAACTCGGGCTTGAACTCAAATTCCTCGCTGTACAGCTTTCTTGCCGTTACGGTATCGTCACCCGTAAGCTGTTTGAGAAGTCCCTCATTAATTCGCACGCCCTCGTTCGGCTCAACCGAGGTGACAAGCCTTGCGCCCTTTAACCGTGCAATGTCGCTGTTTATGGCACTGCTCTGAGAGTTTCTTACCATAATTGTTTCAGGCTGAATGTTTGCGGCATAATCGCCGAATACATCACGGATAACATCAATGAATGTACTCTTGCCGTTTCGTCCCGTGCCGTAAAGGAAGAATGCGCATTGCTCGGCTGTTGAGCCTGTCAGACTGTAACCGACCGCCTTTTGAATGTAGCGAATAAGCTCCTTATCGCCTGCAAAAATATCATCAAGAAATGCAAGCCAACGGGGACACTCTGCCGTTTGAGAACAGTCAACCGAAGTAATCTTTGTAAAATAATATTCGGGATTATGCGCCCTCATTTCGCCGTTTTTAAGGTTGATTATTCCGCTTGGGGTGTTTAATGCCATACGGTATTTATCCATTTGTGCCGGAAGTACGGGGATATGGTGTTCAACCTCGTTGAGCATTGCTTTTTTTGATTTGTTGGAACGGCTTGCTTTCATATGCTTTTCAAATGCTTTTGACATATCTCCGCCGTTCTCTTCATCAGCTTGCAAGTACAGCCTTGCTTCGGCTTTCATAGCCTCAACGCTTTTGTCCGCCATTCGCAAAACTACCCCGATATTGTCAACACACCACTTCATTGAATTGTAGTAATACCACTTTTTCTCGGTGTAACAATACCTTACATTATCTCCGAATAAATCAACAAACCTGTCGGCGTTGCCCATATCGTCAAAGGTGTAGGCACGCATTTTTTCTTCGTCAACCGCTTGAACAGCCTTACCCTCACCGATTGAAATTGAATAATCGTTATGCTGTTTTGGGTTATAGGTCTGCGTACAGCCCGACACAGCCTTTTGCAGGGTTATAATGCCGTAGGTTGTACCCGACTGTTTTCTGTCCCACTTGTCACGCATCAAGCCTGATTGTCTGAAAATCGAATCCATTTTGTCGGTATCGCAACCGCACCAGAACGCAAGCATATTGCAAAAAGCCATATCCGCCTCGCTCTGTGACGCATAAGCCGAAAAATCACCGCTGTATAAGGCTCTGAAAAGATTGCCGTTTTTGGCATTGCAGGCGATTCTGACAATATCGTCAACGGTGTTCGGATTAGCCTCAATGCTACGGAGCTTAGGCTGTGGCTCTGTTGCCTTGCCGAGATATTTTGAATGCAACGGCTTTATGCTTTCGGTGCAATCGTTTATGTACGCATATGCAGAGCAGTAATCACCTGTCACAACGAAAAATCTGCCGTTTTCATACATTTCAAAACCGCCTGAATCATTCTTCGCCTTTCTTCTGCCCTCGGGAAGACTTCCCTTGCAGATTATGTGAATGCCTGTCTTGCTCTGCGAAAACTCGGTATAGCTCTGCAAAGTGTTCACAAACTCGCTGATTATGTTGTCAGCTCCGCCGTTTTGGTAGTCCTGAATGTCATTCGGCATATCGTCAAGGTCAACACCGAAAAACGGTGAATTTGAGAACATAAAGCCTATACCCGAATATTTGGCGGATTCTCTGACTGCTGTTTCAAAGTCTGACCAAGTGTCCGAGTTATTCGGCATTGCAAAGCCACCCGTTCTTGGATTTATCGGTTTCTTTGAAATTCCGCTGTGCGATTTCGGATCTGGATATGACTGCCAGCACACCCAGTTTTTGTAACCTTTCAATTCCTCGGGAACTGCAAAATATTTATTTTTATTTGGGTTTAAATTTGTAAAGCCCATTTTTTCACCTCCATATATAAGGAAAAACACGGTGAAAATTGCACTGCTTTATGCAATTCCCGAAGAATTTTTTTAAAATCAGAACGGCAAATCATCGTCAATCGGCATATCAACAAAGCCCTGATTTGCTGTCTGTGCAGGTGCATAACTCTGCTGTGGCTGTGCATAGGCTGTAGCTGTATTGGTTGTCGTCTGCTTTGGAATATGCTTTACAGTCGGATATTTTGTAGGATTTCTCCAGCTTACTCGCTCCTGTGTTTTTCCGTTGTATTCTTCGTGCTTTATAGTTACACGCAACGGCTTATTGACAAGCTCACCGCAGAACTGCTCAAGGCTGTCGTACTCCTTGCCATCGGGAAGTCCTGCCGCCTTGCCGAGTGCCATAATCTGACCATAGCTGTATCCCTTGACCTGCAAGTCTGCGTTTGTAGGCTCTTTCTTCTTCCACAATGTATCAAATATATATCCGTTTTTATAGTTCTGCTCAACATCATTTCTGATTACCATTGAGATGTTCAGATTTTCTTTGCCATTCTTTGTTACTCTCTCCTCAACCTTAGCGATAAGACACTCATAATCGCCCTCGGGTTTGAGTGAGTTAGACTGTGCCGCCTCGCTCCAATTTGCTTTAAATCCCATAATTTTACTCCTTTGTAATTAACTCTATCGCATCATCGGCACTTCTGCACACTCCTGCAACAGCACCGTTGAGTTTCATCATCTGTATAAATTTCTGCTGTTTTTCGGTAGGTCTGCCCTTGGGAGTTTTAACCTCGATAAAGACTGCTCTTCCGTCTGATTTTCTGACACCGAACAAATCCGAAAATCCGGGCGGAACTCCCGTATTGAAATATCTGCCGTCCTTTGTAAAGCCTGCACCCACATTGATACGGAAAATATCGCAGTACGGTGCAATTGCAATACGGATTTTGTTCTGAATTGCGTGTTCTTCCGTCAAGCTATCATACCTCTCTTTCGTGCCTGAAAATATGCCCAGCCTGTTTTGTAGCCGTGGCTTCTTGCGTATGCAAGCAAGTCCGCATAGCTGTTGCAATCATCGGGTGTGCTGAAATCAAGCTTGAATCCCTCAACCTTAATGAGCTTTGCGGTGGTATCGGTTTCAACGGTCCTTTCGGCTGTCGGGAAAACATAACCGCAATGCGGACACACGGCTTTCTGCCCTGCCGGCGGTGCTGAAAATGTAAAGAAACATTCGGGACATTGTCTGACCTTTTCCTCCTGCTCCTTTTCGATTTTTTTAACACTCAGCTTTTTGCGTTTTTCAAGCGTCCATTCTCGGTCGTCATCAGGCATTCCGTGCCTTGCATAGTTGCCCACATGGTCAATGATTACCGCCCTTTTGTTTTGCTTATAGCGCATACATCGCATTGACTGCTGAATGTAAAGCGTAAGGCTGTGAGTAGGTCGGAGCAGAATTGTACATTCGCAGTCGGGCACATCAAAGCCTTCTGAAATCAAATCCACATTGCAGAGGATTGTAATTTTGCCGTTCCTGAAATCGGCTATAATCTGTTCTCTCTGTGCCTTTGGAGTTGCTCCGTCAATATGCCTTGCGGATATACCTGCGTCACAAAAAGCCTTCGCTGTTGCAAGACTGTGCTTTACCGAAGAACAGTAACAGACGGCTTTCTTACCGTCTGCAAGCTGTTTGTAATATTTGATAACATCACCGAATACCGTGTTTTTTATCATTGCCTTTTCAATGTCGGCGGTGACATACTCGCCCATTTTGGTGTGTAAACCCGTAAGGTCGGCGACACTCGGAGCGTAGTAGTCATACGGGGCAAGGCAGTTATGCTCAATGAGCCATTTTGTACTCACACCGATTATGAGCTTGTCATTGACATCGCCCAAACCGTCACCGTTTAATCGGACAGGTGTTGCGGTGACGCCAACCCTCGGAACATCTGAAAAATGTTCGTAAATGCGTTTGTAGCTTTGTGCAAGGCTGTGATGATTTTCGTCTGTGATGATAAGTGCGGGTTTGGGCAGTTTCTTCAATCTTCGTGTAAAGGTCTGCACCATACCGATTTGGCACAAATCCATAAGCACACCCCAGCGGACAAAGGTTCTGAATATTTGGTCAACAAGCTCTCTCCTGTGAACAAGGAACAGCACCCGTTTCCCGTTCCAAGTTGTTCGTCTTGCAATTTCTGCGACAATGCAGGACTTTCCGCCACCGCATCCAAGGACAATGCAAGGGGCTTTGTAACCCTCTCGCCAAGCCTGTCTTACCTGTTCAACAAGGTCATTCTGATACGGTCGAAGTTGCATTGTCTGCACCCTCTCTCTGCTTTTCCTGTTTCTTCTGCTTTATCAGCCTTGCAACACACTGCATACAGAGTTGTCTGCCGTAATTTTTTGTTGTGCCGTCAATGATCTGTTTAACGGTGCGTTTGCCGTCCGAAAGTATCGGTGCTTTGCACTCATCACAATACTGTTCGGGTTGCATTGAATAGTATGTTCTCAATGCTTCATCAACAATTTTAAGGTCATTTGATATGTACATTGAATCAAACAAGCCTATCGGACTTTTACAGGTATCGTTACCGTCCGTTTGTGTTGCAAAAAGATACTTGCCGTCAACGACAACAGTTTTTAAAACCGTGGTAAACATTCCCTCGACCGAGATTTTTTCGTCAAGCAACTTGCCGATTGTTTTAGCTTTCTGTCTGCCGTTTTCGTCGGTTTCAATATGGCTGAGAAAATAAACAATCGTGTCATTCGGGAGAGTTTCGACCTCTTTTACAAGCTCCCAAAAATTTTTACCGATATCGGTAAACTTCTGAAAGCCTGTTTCCTTGGCTCTTCTCATATACTCGTTAGCCATGAGATACTGTGCGTCATCAACTGCAATTGACTTGCATTTCTGCTTTTTGATAAAGTCCTCAATATCAATGTAGTTGTCGGAATTGATTGAAGAAGTGAATTTGGTCCTGAACGGAAGTGATTTTCCATTTACATTCACAAGAGCAAGTTCATTTGCTTTGAAATTTCTTAAAGAGGCAGATTTTCCGCTGCCTGAATATCCTAAAACCAATATAGGTAATCCCATAAATAACACCTCACTTAATACTTAACGACTGCTTGGCTTCCATATGTACGAAGGGGATTTCTTCGCCCTTTTTGCAGAGAGCCTTGACATCATTCTTTTTTACTTCGGGCATACTGTACTTTAAGAGGTGATCAAGGTTGTGCTCCTCCGCCCACTCAACAAATGAAATTTCATCATCAACAACAAGGCTCGGAGCGTTCTTTTTAAGCGACATAACCGCTCTCGGCATATCAATCTTCTGTCTGCCGAGTGCCTGCATTGACTTAAACAGATAGGTTTTAAGGCTCTCCGCCTGTTTTTCTTTTTGTGACTGTCTTTTTGCAATTGCCGCCTTTTCGGTTTTAAGCATTTTAGCCTCGGCAAGAAGCTGTTTGTAGTAGATTGCAATGCTCTCGGCTTTCTCGTCAAATTCGCCCTCAATACCCGTGAGAGTATCGAACCACGCTGTCAACATCTTGTTGCGGTATGCGTCCACATTGGCAATGATATTGCCGTCATCATCAATCGGCATTCCGTCTGCATTCGTATCGGGTTCCCATTCGTTGATAGCGTCAAACTGATTAAATAAATCCGAGTACATCTCGGTAAGCTCATAAAGTTTCATTGTTGCTCCCCCTTAAAGATTTATGTTTTGTGTGGCAAGTGCCTCTATTAAATGTTCAACCTTGCCTTTGAAAAATTCCTTGTCCTGTGACTGCTTGGCGAAATCGAGCATACGGACAAAGCTGTCATATGCAATTGAAAAATATGCCTTAAAGACATCCTTGTCATCTGATGAACCGTCGGCAGTCTGAACATTTTTCAGCCTTTCTTCATACTCCTCTTTCTGTTTGCGAAGAGCCTCCTGTTTTTCGTCCTCAAGCTGTTTTCTGACAATTTTTTCGTTATTGCGATACTCTTCTTCGAGTTCGTCATAATGCTTAATGTTCTCCCTTTCCAAAGCCTTAATCGTTTCATTGAGTCTGCGTTCATTGTCGCTCGGCTCTGCAACGGCAACTTTGATAGGACGGTTTTCAAGCTCCTGAACTTTATTTGTCAGCTTAAAATTTTTGTTCTTTTCCTCTGCAAGCTGATTTTCAATATTGCGATAGCTTTCTTTTGAAGTGTCCGCCTGCTGTTTGTAATAGTCGGCGTCTTTCTTAGCGTTATTGAGCTGTCGGCAATAGTCAATGCTCTTGTCGGTTGCCTCCTGCTTTTCGTCCTTCAGCCTGTCAATCTCTGCCTTTAACTGCTTGACCGTTGTGTTTTCAAGGTCAAGCTTTTCGGCGATTTCAGCCTGTTCGGGTTCGCTTATGGTAGCAAGCAACATCAACTTACTTTTGCTAATTTGTCCAAACGTTTGGACATTTTCAGGATTTATTTTTTCTACAATAGAAATATAGTTATATGCGTTACTGCGTTTCATGCCTACTTCATTCTCGCAGTAGTCCTCAAAGTTCTGATATCCAAGCTCCTTGTACAGCTTGTTGTCACGCATTGTTTTAAGTCCGTTGCACATATCCCATATGTTCTGCTGTGCAAGGTTAGCGCTGACAATTATCTTCTGATGCAGTTCAATTGCCTGCTTATGCTGTTCGCTTACTGTTATTTCTGACATTTTTTATATCCTCCAAAAATTCAGCGTATTGCTTTTCAAATTTCTTGATTTCATCCGGCTTTTTAAATCCGCTGTCACGCTCATTTTTGTAACCGTGGCACTGCATTATTTCCAATGTTTCGGGATTTACTTCAATCGTAAAAAACGGGATTTTCGGTTTATCTTTATGACGAATGAAAAGTATTATCGTATCACCTCTTGCGTGCCGTCTTACATATCCGCCGACGCAATGCTGTAATATTCTGCCCTCTGCTATTATTTCTTCACCGCTTTTTGGGGCAAGCATTATAAGGCTGTCTGTGCTCATCAGCAACGGAGAAAGTGTCTTTGCCATTTTTGCAATCTGCTCCGTTTCTTCTTTGTTTGCATAGAAAGCAACCTTTTCAAGCGTTCTGTCGTGAGCCTCTTCAAGATGAGCCGGCATTATTTCTTCGATACCCTCGGGAAGTTTTTGGCAGTTATCAAGATAATCCTTCCACAGCATTACTCTCCGATTGTTTTTGCCGTACTTCAGAATCTGTCTGTATGTAAGGTTATTTTTGTGAAGTTCATCTACAGCATAAGTACCGAGCTTTGACAGCTTGCTTATGAACTCGCTTGCCATATGAATAGTCGGTTCTTCCTTTATCACACTGCGGTAAAGTTCAATTGCACTTGAATCATAATCTGCGAAAAAGTGCATATCCTCCTTACGACATCCGAGCATTTTAAGCAGATTGGTTTCTTTCCAATGAATTTTATTGAGTGAAAGTTTGCCGTCAATCAAAAGCTCTGCAATATGCTCAAAACCACCTTTAATCAGGTATTCTGCATTATTGTGCCTTACATATATGTTCAGCCATTTGAGAATCCCTTGAACCGTATATCTGTTTGAAAGCTCATCCGCACACGAATATCTAAGATCCGTATCGGTTATTACATCGAGATTTAAAAGCACGGTTGAACCCCAGCCTGAATACAAGGTTTTTTCTGACGGACCCCAATACCACGCAAAGCCCTGTGAAGCAGAAGGAATAATTCCGTCTGTTTTCAGCGGATAAAATGATTTATCGTACCAGCGGTACGCAAATCTCTGCATTGCGTGCTGTTCATATACATACAGATATTCATCCGAAAAAGTATATCGGGGCATCATTTCGACAGGATTTTCATTGTACAAATCATCGGAAAATAACTGATATGCCGTTACAAATCTGATGTACAGCCTGCCGTCAACAGCAAAGCAAAAACCAAACTTGCGACTTCTTTCAAGTTTTTTTCTGCCGTAGTGCAGGGCTTTTGCTTTTACGCTTTCCTTGCAATGACCGCAGACAAATTCCTGATTATGACAAAGTCGGAGCTGTTCGCCGATGTGCCAGCTTTGACAGCTTGTGCAGAAATAGTCGCAGGTTCTTTTACTTTTATTTTCATAAAAGGCATATTGTGGGAAATACGGCACTACTTGCTCTTCGTTTTCACTTGTAATATCAGGAATATTCTCGAGCAGATATCCGGGATTTTTAATCATACCGACACCTACCAATCTATAAGATTGCCGAGATCAAGAGTTACCGGATCCGTTTTCTGCTCTGCGACATTAGGTTCTTCAAGTTCGTATTCAGACATATGTATCTGCATTGTGAAAGTAACCTTTGCTCCGGGGAAAATCTTACCGACAATCTGCTGATACACATCAAGGTCGGAAACTGCAGCGGGGAGCTTCTTTCCCACTTCATCAATCAGGTTTTCAAGGTTTTTTGCAGCCGTAACGGCTCTTGCAAATTCCTCGTTCTGCGCCGAAAATTCGCAGAGCATTTTCTTTACCGGCTCAAGAATTGCTTTAGATTTATGGTCTTTAAGATTTTTTTTGTTGCACAACTTGATTTTTTCTGTTGCAGAGGATATAATTGAATCAGGTTTATTGTTCTTTGTGCTTGTGGCATTCACAGTGTCGCAGGCACTTTTTTTATTGCTCATTTCTCCACCCCCACACATTCAAAACCGAAGGATTCGGATTCTGATGATTCATAGGCTTTGAGCTTGCGTTTTAGCTCTCGGTTTTCGTGCTTGTAACCGCTTGACGCTGTTTTTTCGAGTGCAAGGTCCGTTCTTGCGTTTCTTAACTCAATACTGAGATGTCTGTTCTCTGCTCTGAGGTTTTCCACATCTTTGAGCAGTTTTCTGCGTGTCGGATAGTTTCTTAACCACATTGTTAATGCTCCTTTATGTATTGTCTGATTTCTTCCTTATCAAATCGCCAAAGCTTTCCGATTTTGTGGGCAGGAAGAACGCCCCTTTGTGCAAGCCGTGTTGTATAATCAACATTAAGTGCAAGCAACCGTGCCACATACGGCACATCAATTATCACCGGCACTTCATCCCAATTGATGATAGGTCTTTCTCTTGGCATATGTACACCTCCTATTTTTCGTTGGTAATTTTGTCTGAAACGATTTCGACTGATTCAACATCAGCAACGCTGAGAGCCAGCTTGAGCAGTACAACCTCGCCGACCGTTCGTGTTATCTGATAGCTTGTAACATACGGAATTTCTGTTCCGTCAATTTCAAGAAGGAACTTGTCCTTTGTGTCAATAAGTTTAAGTTTTGCCATTTTCTCACCTGATTTCTGTTTTACCTATCTTGATTTCTACACCTAAAGCCGTTAAGAGCCTGTCGGCATTTTCAAGAGAAATACTCTTTTTGCCTTTTTCCCAATACTGAATAGCTCTTTTAGTAAAGCCTGATTCCTTAGCAAGCTCGCTTTGTGAAAGACCTTTCTGTTTCCTGCTTTTAAGCAAGATTTCAGCAAATTCATTGATGTGCATTGATTTCACCAACTTTCTATGATATACTATATGTAGTGATGAACTACAATTCATTACACTATATAATGAAAGTGAGGTGTGCATTGTGCTGAGTTTTAAAAAATGGTTAAGCAAACAAGTTGTTATCGGTAGTGATGTTACATACAATACAGTTAATGATATAATCACCGACAATAATTTTCCTGAGAGTGTTTGCAAATTTGTAATGCTTGATTATCTTGAAAAAAATGCCGATGATAATACAATTGTTGCTTTTGGTGATTTTTACAGAGATTATATTAAATACATCACTCAGAACACATGCCCTGCGGATTAACAAACAACACAACTGTTCCCGCAGGATATCTTTTATCCACATTCTTTGCTTTGTGTAATACACCATACGATTCGGTGGTTGTATAACTATCTACATCTTCCCTATTGCTCAGCTCTTCTACCAACTGAGCGGTAGGGATTTTTTTTAATTCGTTCATCTTCTTCACCTCTTTTCAGCATAGTCCGTTTAATGGGACTGCGGTTGTGGTATTATTGATTGTGTGGGTGTTGGTTAGGCTTCGGCGGTTTGTACGGGATTTCTTGTTCTGCCAAGCAAATAATCAATCGAACAATCAAACAAATCTGCCATTTTCATAAGAACAGAAACAGGGATATTTCCGCTTTCAAGCCAGTTGTAATAGGTTTTTCTTTCCTTGTAACCAAGACAGCTGATTATCTCTGTTTGTGACAAACCCATACGAATCCTTTCCGCTTCGATATTCGGGTACATATAATTGTTTTTCATCGTTTATCATCTCCTTTCAACTTAATGTACACGATTTGTGTGTACAAGTAAATTATATACTCAATCTGTGTATATGTCAATTAGATTACGGGGAAAATATTGCACAATATGTGTATAGATTTTTTGTGCATTTCTACAAATCGTGAATATTCAATTGACTTTTGCTACTCAATATGTGTATAATCAATACAAGGAAGTGATTATATGTTCAGAATAAAAGAATTGAGAACCGAAAAGGGATTAAGTATGCGACAAACCGCCCTTGAACTCGGTATTCCTTACACCACATATATTTCATATGAAAAAGAAGACAGAGAACCTAATTCCGAAACTTTAATCAAATTAGCCGATTATTTCGGATGTTCTGTTGACTACTTAATCGGCAGGAGCAACCAAAACAGCATTGAAAAAAGCGACATTAGAAATATTCAGTATGCCGCTTATGAGGCTCTTGGCGATGAATCGGAAGAATTTCAGCAGGATATTTTGGATTACATAAATTACAAAAAAGCTCAGAAAAAGAAAGATGATTAAATGAAAACACTTTTAAATATCTATGAAGAATGCGATAAAAGCGGTGTTGATGTTGATTATTTTCCTATGCGTGAAGCAAAAGCATTGGCTTTCAAAGAGGGTTGGATTGCAATAGATGTTGACAAAATAGAAAGCAATGCCGAAGAAATGGTAATGCTTGCACACGAACTGTCTCACATTGAAACAGGAAGTTTTTACAACATTTTCTCACCGCTTGATGTTAAAGCAAAACACGAGCGGAAAGCTCAAAAACACACAATAAAAAAGCTCATCCCTTTGGACGAGCTGAAAGAAGCGGTTCACAACGGCATAACAGAGCCGTGGGAACTTGCCGAATATTTTAATGTCACAGATAAATTTATGATTGAAGCAATGGAATTTTACAGAGATAATTTATTGATGTAGCCGTAATTTTTTTACAATTTATAGTGCCTGTTCTGCACATTATTTTTATTACAGAAAGTTGGGATAATATGGGATTTTTAGATACATTTAAAGGCAAGCAGTATAAGCAACAGTCCGAAAATCTGCAAGCTGAGCTTGACCGATTGAAAAACACTTTCACTCCTGAAATGCGTAATGCAAGCGAACTTATGAAACTTACAGATAGGCTGAATGATGAAATCCATTCGTTAAATCAGACTATATCCGACCGCAATGAAACAATTTCTTCGCTTGAAAGTCAGATTTCAAGCCTAAATGACGCTATTAAATACAGACAGGACGAAATTATAAACCTTGACGAGCAAATGGAAATGCAGAGTTTTGGTCTGTACACCCCAAAATATGATTTTGCTTCTTCCGATATATACAAAGACAGGCTCACGGAAATTCGTAATAAACAAAAAGCCCTCATAAAAGAGGGCAAAGCCGTAAACGGTAATATGAATTGGACCGTAAACGGCAGTAATGCACAGGGCAAGAAAATGGTTAAGGATATGCAAAAACTCCTTTTAAGAGCCTTTAACAGCGAATGTGACGAGCTTATCGACAAAGTTAAGTACAATACTTTTGATACCGCACATAAGAGAATGCAGAAATCTTATGAAGCCATTTCAAAACTCGGTAAGATAATGGATGTTGCCATTACATACAATTATTTTATGCTGAAATATGATGAACTTTGTCTTGCTCTTGAATACAGAAAGAAAAAACAGGACGAAAAGGAAGAACAAAAGGAGATCCGTGCAAGACTTCGTGAGGAAGCTAAGCTTCAAAAAGAAATTGAAGAAGCACGCAAAAAAATCAAGAAAGAACAAAACCATTATCAGAACGCTCTTGAACATATCAACAAACAGCTTGATTCTGCAAGTGAGGACGAAAAAGCAGAACTTCTCAAAAAGAAATCCGAAATTGAGTCCGAGCTTACCGAAATTAACAAGTCAATTGAAGATATTGATTATCGTGCCACAAACGCAAAGGCAGGCTATGTTTACATCATTTCAAATGTCGGTTCATTCGGTAAAGATGTGTATAAAATCGGTATGACACGCAGACTTGAACCACAGGAGCGTGTTGATGAACTCGGTGACGCTTCTGTTCCATTCAATTTTGATGTTCACGCAATGATATTTTCTGACAATGCACCGGCTCTTGAAGCGGCACTTCATAAGGCTTTTGAAAACAGAAAACTGAATATGGTAAACACTCGAAGAGAATTTTTCAATGTCACACTTGAAGAAATTGAAGATGTTGTAAAGAAAAATTATGATAAAACAGTTGAGTTCACAAGACTTGCTCCTGCCGAGCAGTATTACGAATCTCAAAAAATGCGTGAGCAGTATCAATAAAAGAAAGGATGTGACAAAAACTTTTGGAACGATGATATAGAGAAGCCTTTACAATTTTCATTGATTTACTAATAAATACAATCAAACAACAACATCTAGTACATATAACTAAATAAAAAATCCGCCCTGCTCGACTGGTCCTCGAACAGAGCGGAATCATCCACACAGGGTGCAGATGATACGATTACACGCAAGATAATTGTATCACAATCCCTTGTGTTTTGCAACAGTTTAAAGCACAAGGGATTTTTGCACCCTTTTTAAAGCAAAAGGAGTGTATTACATTATGAAAAAACGAAAAGACGGTCGCTATCAGAAGAACATCTATATCGGTCGGGATGAAAACGGTAAACGAAAGTACAAATCCGTATGCGGCACATCACGAAAAGAGGTTGAAACGCTTGCCGCCGAATTAAAACAAAAGCTCGGCAAAGGCATAGACATCTCTTCCGATGATACATACGGCTGTTGGAAAAAGCGCTGGCTAACGGTTCAGAGGTCACTGCAAACACCACAGCAATACAAAACGCTTGAACGGTATCTCAAACATTTTACAGAACTTGAACCTTACAAAATCAACAAGCTGACAATTGCCGACTTTCAGGAAATCGTGTTCGACTTAGCCGCTAAGAACCCTACAACAGGCAAACCCACAGCGAAAAAGTCGCTGAAAGAGTTCATCGCAACTGCAAGCCGAGTGTTTGAGTACGCTATTGAAAACCGAGCTATCGACTTCAACCCACTGAAATATGTCAAAATATCAAAGAATGCGGCAAAGAAAAAAGAACGCAGAGCCTTGTCACCTGAAGAGCAAAAGCTAATAATCAACACTCCGCACAGAGGAAGATTGCCGGCAATGATTATGTTGCTTGCAGGACTGCGAAGAGGTGAATGTCTCGGCTTGCAATGGGCGGATATTGACTTGAAACGCAACAAAATAAATGTTCATCAGACTTTGGTTCTTGACGGAAACAATTCTTACATAAAAGCAGGAGCGAAAACAGAAGCAGGTGTCCGCAAGGTTGATATTCCGACCGTTCTGTCAGACTATCTGAAAAGCCTTGCACCTCACTCCCCATTTGATTATGTAGTCACAACCACCAAAGGCAAACTCATGACAAATTCAGCGTGGCGGAGATTGTGGGAGAGTTACATCAATTGCCTAAACCTCGAAGCATTCAATTCACAGCAAGGCAAAATTGTCGGCATTGCTCCACGCAGTAAATACTGCCCCGACGGTATTCCGCAGGTCATAGAACCGTTTACAGCTCATTGTCTTAGACACACCCACGCAACAAATCTTTTCTATTCGGGCTATGATATTCTCTACATTCAACACCAGTTAGGGCATACCAAGCCCGAAACCACCTTGAACATTTACACGCATTTAATGCAAGATGATACTGAAGCACCTGCGAAAAAACTTGATGATTTTCTCAATCGTAAAATAAGCTAAAAAATAAATGCAAGGCAAATGTTAGGCAACTGAACTTGAAAAGTCCGATAAACACTAAGCTTTTCACACATTTATTAAGTGGTTTGGGACCAAGATGCCGCAGGTTCAAGTCCTGTCACCTCGACCA